TACATCGAAGCAGAAGTCTCTGACTCGATTCTTGCTTGTCGTGCTACACAATACGAACCAGAACAATGGACTCATGGTAGGTGCTACGCAGAAATCCTATGGCCTGACGAGCCACCTCAATCGCTAAATACTCCTTCTTTAAAAGAACAAGTTTGGGAGTACGTTAAAGAACGTAGTGACATTGAATGGACTCTAATTCCTTTAGATAATTCGATAGAAGAAGCTCAGTTATGTGATGTTCTTTGATAATCGGCTAGTATCTTTCTATAATTAAGTAAAACTAAAATGAAAGATAAAACCAATTACCCTGGTAAAAGTCGAAAACATATCAATATTCTTTTAGAACCTCACCGTGGAGAACTGCTATCTGAATATGTTAAAAAGGTAGATAAAAAACGATCTGATGTTTTAAGACATATCATTTACGAATTTCTTAAAAATGAATACGGCTCTGAAATTTATTCTGAAGCTGTTGCTAAAGATCAATCAGAATGGGAACAAGTAATACAAAACAGAACAGACGGAAGAGCTTTATCTAAGATGATACGAACCACACAAGCAAAGAAAAAAGATGAAGAGGCTCCTTGATTTTCTTGGTTCGCCTTTCGTTTATAGAAGTCCTAAACCTTATGAAGGATTTGCCAGATTTCTTGAAATGCTTCCTTCAAGAGAACTAAAATCTTTGGCTGAAACTCAAGCTCATTACAGCAAGAAAAAACTTGTACAACTTTATTTATTAAAAAGCAACTATGACCGTCAGTTCAACAGCACCAAAATACAAACTAAATGATCAAGTAAACAAAAAAGTAAACGCAGGTGTCTCTTTATACATAGGAGCTACTACTGGAACGGTTATAAAGGTAATTGAAAAACACAATGTAAGAGGCCGTATTTGTTATTACTACGGTGTTAAATGGCCTGACGGTAGAAGGTCAGAACACGCACAACACATACTTGTTCCAGCACCTTAAACCTTATGTATAGCCTAAATCAATTAGCAAAAGATTTGATAAAAAATCTTCATAAGACTTCTGTGGGAATGGATTATGACAATTGTTTTATGAAATTAGAGGAATCTATTAAGGGTTCACCTTTAGAAAACCACGAAAAAAAGTATTTATTAGAAAGGATAATTGAACTTGATATGGCTCAAAACATTGGAATTGATATAGACAGCTTGTAATGAATCAAACTTATTGTCCTTGTCCTAAGTGCTCTCAACTTAGGACTAGAGTTGTATGCACTAAACGTGCCAAAGATGGAATTACTATTAGGCGTAGAAGATGTCCCATTTGTGAGCATCGGTGGTACTCAATTCAATATCCAGAAGTTCCTGTTTCAGATCAAGAAATTCAATGGATAGGATCTGGAAGTAACGCTAGATTTAAACAGTCTGCTTAGACAACAAAACCTCTTGCTCTGGGGATCGGAAGCAAGAGGCTTTGTTCTCTGTTGCGGAGCCTTACTCGAAACTCCAAATTTATTTTAACCTTAATATTTTTTTCAGCAAATTAGTTTTTTTTTGCTCTTTTATTTTTTTAATTTTTACTATTTGTGAATGTAAATTAGCCATCCTGACTAAACACTCAGATATAAAAATCGTTTGTTGGTGATTACGTCTTGCTATATCTTCTGCGTACCTCCTTATCCCTTCAATATCATCAGTCGATCTAATAGTTCGGATTTCTTTCTCTAGCTGTAATTCTTCTTCTAAACTTGGAGGTTTTGCCAATTCAAGAACAAAAGAAAGGTCAAGAGGAATTTCTGCTTCGCTCATTGTTTTTCTCTATATGTAGCAATAATTCTTGCCACTTCCCATGCCTAGCTTGTTGTCTTCTTAGTTCTTTGCAATGAGGACAATTACACAACTCCGTCGAAACTATCAAGATCTTCTCCTTTGGCTGCTAATCCAGTATAGATTCCATGTTGAGGATGATCTGGCCTGTGCCTTCCATCAAGAATGTACCAGCGTTCCATGTTTAATACCCTCTGACGGTCTTCTTCGATCCATTCAGTCTTATACATACTCATTGAAGTTTTAATGTTCGATTAGGCCATAGTCTAGCTTCTATAAAGTCAACGTCTTCTGGAGTAAGACTGTTGTTACTTTGTTCTGTAGCTGATTCAAGTACCCAAAGAGTAAAGCGTTTCCCTCTCTCGCTGCTGAAAAATAATTTTTTCATTGTTCATTTTCGTAAGGATGATTAGAATATTTTTGTCCTTCACCCCCAATTGCAAGCATTATCATTTTGGTTATTAGATAGCTATTAAACCCTTAGCGTTGTAGAGGACGCTAAGGGTTTTTTAGTCTTTAGTTTTTTCAGCCTTGTGATACACCTCTACATGGGCTTCGCACTTAGGACAAGAAAAGAATGAAATATAATCGTATTCATCTGAAGGAAGGGGAAATTCAGAATCACTTCCCCAGATCAATTCAGTTTTACAATGCCAACAATTCATTGTCCTCTCCAGTTCCTTGGTCTGCTTGAATCAAGTCTTACAAGTTCTTTATCTATAGCGTTTAAACGGTGAAAAATTTCTCGGATGTCGCCTTGTCTTTTGTTGGATCGGTTTCCTAAGACCATCAGCAACGCTGATAACATAGCACCAATTAGGGCTGCAATAACTTCAGGCATTTACGTTAGGCCAATATCCTTGCTGAATACTAATCCATTGTTTCTGAGCCTCTACAAGATCAGGCTTGGATGTATCTGGATCGTTGATTACGCTCCATATTTCTATTCTTTTATTAATTGATTCAACAGATATACCGTGAGCCTTGGCTATTACTTCCTTTTGCTCCTGAGAAAGGAATTTCATTACTTTTTATCCATTTATGTCTAATGTAGTGATGTTTTCTAGTTTTTCCGCAT